AACGAGTCTAAGCTGTGTTTTGATAAACCGTGCATTCCACGGTACGTTGTCATCTCTAGGTTTTGTAATAGTTCTGTTTTCATTTTGTTATGGGTTGATTTCAAGCGCACCGCAGCCGACAATCTTACCGGCTCCGTCACGGATGAGTTTGGTTGGACTAGCCAAATCTGTCCTGTTTGGCAGTGCAGTACGCACATAGCCAGGGACGATGTACAGGATGCCGTCCATCGGGTCAGGCAGGTTGCTCACCTTGGCGTCTTTGCAGCACATGATGGGGACACCATCGACGTCTGCCACTTTGCTTAGGTGTGAGTGTACTTTCACCGAGTAACCGCTCGGCTCGATCACGCCATACCCAGTGATGGTAATGTCGTGAGGTGTAAGGTTTACGAGTTTATTCATTTATTAAGTTTGCAATGATGTTGAGTGCCAGCATGGTTTTGCCAGATTTGGTTTCGCCACCGATGACAACAAAGTCACCAAAGCGTATCGGGCAGATGTTGTCGATAGCAGAATAACCTGTCTTTATCCGCATGGACTCATCGTCACCCGTCTCGTAGCGTGTCAGTGCGTTGAGCAAGAGCGCCTTAGTGTCCATCACCTTTGGCGGAGCAAGCTCACGAGACAAGCTCTCCACCTTCATCACAACGTCACTTAGCAACTCCGGTGTCTGCCTAGTTGAGTCACCGATTGATAAAAGCGTCTCGTAAGCAACATGCTGCAAGGTGCGCCGTTTGGCCGTGTTCTTGACGATGTCTACGAGGTCGCCTATCGCGCCGGCGATTGGCATGAGCGTGTACAGGTCACTGAGTTGGTGGAACTCGGTCGCCGGTAAGGTCTCGCGACACTTCTCGAAGATTACGCGAATCTCGGATGACGCATTGCGAGACTGCTGCTGCAAGATGATCTCGCACACCCGGTGACTGAGCGGGTCGAAGATGTCGCTCACCTTGAAGTTCTTCTCGCTTATGTGATGCAGGAACACCTCGGGATGGTTCAGTGCAATCGACGCTATGCCGCGCTCGGCCTCCAGCGCAGTTGGCACCACCGTGTCAGGTGGCAACTCAACGGGGCGCCGCCTACCAGCTTTCTTGTGTGCTTCCATTGGTGGACATTAAGCTATCGCGCTTGAGTAAAGTTTTGATCGGTGTACGCACCATTGACGATGCACGGGATAGCCAGCCGTTGAGGAAGCGCCCCATGCCGCGTGGAGTCTTGCGTCTTGCAGGGTCAGCTTCGAGCCAAGCGTGGGCCTTGAGCAGCTCCTGCTCGACGGTCTTCTCGCCGTAGATGATGACTAGATCTTTCATCAAGCCCGGCGGCACCTGCCACTCCTTGCCATCGATAGTTGTGTACGTCATGTTGTACATGCTCATCGTCCTGCCTGACTCAGGGTCTTTGCAGAGATCGTCGATAAGCTCATTGACGGAAGTGTACCGCTTGCCGGACGACTCAAGCTCTTTGTTCGTGACGATGCACATGGCATCCGCCAAGTCCTGCGCAGGCTGCACAGGCTCGGGTGTCACAGGTGACTCTGATTTGCTGATGAGTTGCGCTGGCTCCTCCAGCGGGACGACAAACTCGACCTTGGTTCCTGACGTGTATGTTATATTGATGCTGATGTTCATAAAGTGTGCGCGTTGTGCAGTCGCGCCCCTGCTTGGTGCAGAATTATTTAACCAAACCTTCCATCCCATCCCTTAGTAGCCGAAAAAACAGTTCGCTGTTCATCGTCACTAGCCAAGGAGTACGGTTCTTCTTGTGAGCCACGATCCACGCCTTACCAGCACCATCGCGCTCGGCCTGCTCTGTGGCCTTGATTAGGTTGAGGTTCTCCACGAATTTCACCTCTTGGTGTAGTGCTGCAAGCTCCTCGCAGATGACATCCGGGCTGTCCGTCCCTCCGGCAAACTGCTGACCACGTCTTGCCGTGAAGCCAGCAGCCCGGAGTTCGTCGCGCCAGAGCCGTTCGCCACGGCACCCCTTAGCCCTGCTGTTTATTGGCATCGCGTTTAGCCTGTAGCCAAGCGTTAACCTCAGCCACATCAAACCGCAGGCAACGTGCGCTGATACGGTGATGCGGGATCTTCCCTTCGCGGCACCACTTCAGGATGGTCTGAAGCGTGACGCCGCACAACGTCGAGATGTCTTTAGCTTTTACCATTTAAGATCGTCCTCCTCAAGTTCAACAGGTTCGTCTTTCTTCACTGGCTTGGTCTGCGCTGAGGGGAATGCCTTCGCAAATCCCGCACGATCTGCGGAGATAAACAAGCTGGTAGCGATAGCCTGGAGTTGCTCGGGCGTCACCTGTGCCTGACCGCCAACCCACTCGGCTGCTTTGATCGCTTCAGCCATGAGCTGTGCAGCTTGGAACAAGGCACGCTTGGCGTCAGCTACGGTGAGCGACACTGGCGAACTTGCCTGCACAGGCTTGCGTGGGCCTGCTGCGGCTACGGCTGCGCCTGCGTCGTCGATGATTGCGCATTGATCGGTGATCTTAAGTTCATTCTCGCCGCTATGGGTCGAGTGCTTCACGCTGATGCCCTGCAAGCCCTTCTTGCCTGCTTGGCTCTTGAGGGTCACCATCTGGCCCTTGAGGTCACCCATCTCGTCCGGCAACCAGAACGATGCACGGCACTCGCCGGTTGAGTCTTGTAGGACACAGTTTTGCACCCGCCAAGGCCCAAACTTGCCCTCGCCGGTTTTAGGCGGGAACGTCGCTTTGATCGTCACCCGCATTTCTCCGATGACGCTGCCATCGGCCAGATTCGCTAAGTCGCTAATTTGTGCTACTTTCATTTTTGTTGTGTTTCATCGATGGACCATCCACCGAATGCCTAGCAAAGTATACGTTGGTCTACTACGCGCAACTACTTTTTTGCTTTTATTTCGTCGTCGTCATCCTCATCATCGTCATCATCCTCATCCCCACACTCTTCTATCCAAGAATGTTCCAGCACTCTTTCCTTGTGCATGAGGTTGATGTGCATGTCCCGAGCAAATCGATTGCCCCAGCCGCTCTCGTAGCGGTTCGTGTTGTCGCTATCGTTCTCGTCCTGCGCTTGTACGAGGATCTCGCCACAGTCAAAGTGCTCGGACAGAATGTCCTTTGCACGCTGGATGATGGCTTGGCGTTCTTGTTCCTGAGGAGTCATATCTTGTAGTGTGCGGTAGGGGTAATCCTGCCGTCACTTGTCTTGTGGTAAAACTTTTGCTGTACAGCTTTCTTTTGAGCAAGGATATTCCGTGTAGCGGTTCTGCCAATTCCAAGCCGTTGAGCAATTTGTGAGAGTGTATACCACCCCGGAGGTGCGGGTTGAATCTCTAGGTTCTGCGCAAGTTGTGAGAGCCAGTCCCCTTCTACAGGGGCAGCTTGAAGCTTCCGTCCTTTAGTTCTTTTGTCAGCCATACAATTGTCTCGTTGTCAGTATATTCGCCCCACGCCCAGCCTCTACTCCAAGCGGTGGTTGCAATTCTATTTTCCGCGTAGCCAGCCATTTCGGGATCTCCAAGCCACCCAACAGAGTAGCCAGTGACACCTTTAATGCGCCGACCTTCAGCGATTTGTACACGGTGGATATGCCCCATGACAAGCTTGCTGTACTTCCCGTGACACATACGCTCTGCGCTGTCCCTGAGCGCCTGCTCGCTGTGCAAGTATCCGTGCTGGAAGAGAGCGTCACCCAAGCCAACGAAGCCGGTCTTGAGCTTGTAGTCGTAGACCTTGCACTTGATGGCCTTGGCCCGGTCGTGAATCTGGTGATACACACGAGTCGCCAGTGCCGAGATGATGGCTTTAGGGTGGCTCATCAGCGTGACCAGCCGGGCTTCATGGTTGCCAAGCAGGTAGTGCTGTGGTCTCAGCGCCGAGATAAACGCTAGGCCATCGTTTAGGTCAACCTCTGGGTCAACCGTAGCGTCGTGACTATCAGCAGTGATAGCACCACTACGCAGACACGTCATATCGATGGCATCACCGAGATGCAGCACCGTGTCCGGTTTCCACCGATCACGAAAGCGTAGCACTTCCTTGAGTACAGCCTGGTCCGCCATGAACCCATGGCTGCAACTAACTGCAAGGAAGCGTTTCCACTTCCGTGTTATGTTCGCCATAGGCTATTTGCGCTTAGCAGCAGCGGCTTTCTTCGCGGCCTCACGTTGGACGCTGTATGCAATTGCGACGGCCTGCTTCTGTGGCTTACCAGCGCCAATCTCGCGCTTGAGGTTCTCGGTGAAAGCTTTGTCGGATGCGGATTTCTTTAGTGGCATAGTGTTATTTGGATCCAAATGCTTTTCGGACTGCTGCTCGTTTAGCTTCTATTCCAGAAGTATACACGCCTTCAAGTTGCTTTCTGTCGTTGTAAAGCCTGAAGTTGTTTTTACCAGTCTCTACAATCCTATAGCCAGTGAAGTTGTCAGTTGTGACGTTTCCACTCGGCAACTGCTGCTCATTAGAATTGATCTCGTTGAACGGCAGACTCGCGCCAGATTGTGGATATACACGCAACCAGGACTTGATGCGAGGCAGCGACTGTTGGTTCAAGGGGCGCAATAACTCGATGGCAGCTTGCGGGTCGATCATCGCGTTAACAAGCATACCCTGAGCTTTCTTTGCGACATCACCGCGCCACATACCACGGAACAAGTCTGTCATGTTATACATTGGCCCGGTTAACTTCTTGATATCAGCGGGAACAACCGCTCCAGCAAGCCTGCCAAGCACACCAAGCGTGTTTTCGGCCAAGCTAATATCGAGGTCACCTGCCAACATTTGAGAAAGATTGGTGACAGATTGCCCTCCAGCCGCTCGCAGTCGACGCCTGTACAATTCAACTTGACGCCTAGCCTTATCCAATGCAGCTAGTTCTTTTGAATCTTTGCCAAACAACATTTCAATCGACGAACGCCGAGGCCCTTTTTCTACAAGGTATTTGTTTAAATTGTCATATGACAACGTCAGATCGGCTTTTTGCAGTGGCTTGATTGCGTTCTCGGTTGATGCCACTTCACCAGTCCTACGAAGCACTGTGTTGAGGTAGTTCTTTAGAGCATTCTTAAGCCCTTCGATTGCATCTCCACTTGGATCTTGCGCGGCCCTAGTAATCAGTTCTTCCATGTATACCACAGCGTTATCGCTGTTAAGCACCTTGCCTATCGCTGACTCTGGAGCTGCGCCAATGTACTGAGCAGCCTGACTAGCCTGCACGGCCTTCTTCTCGTCTTGAAATCTTACTTGAGCATCTGACTTGGCCTCGCCCTTTACCCTTAACGATTCAGCTCTTGCTTCCTTGATGTCTTCAACCGCAAGCTTCTTTGTTTCGATTGACTTTTCCTTTGCCTTGGAAAGCTTAAGCTCTGCAACAGACTTTTGCTTTTCGGCTGCGGTTAAAGCAGCTAGTTCTGGAGCAATCTTTGCTTCGTAAACCTCCGGGAAAACATCGAGTAGCGTCCTGCCGCTTTTGCCGTTTACCCAGTTTTGAATTGCCTTTGCGGATGGATTTGCCCGCACAGAATCAAGCATCTGTCCGTAGATCCAGTCTCCAACTGCCTTGACTACTTCTGGTCGTTTTTCAGCATTTGCTGCCAATCTAAGTTGCCGAAGACCTTCATCTGAAGTGGCGTAAGCTTCAATTGTTTGAGATGGATACACGCCACCTTTGAGCACTCGTCCTGAAGCGTCGTTAAGGTATTTGTCTGCATGAATTTTATAGTTTGCAATTGCAGACTTTAAATCAACGGACAAATTGCCAAGCTCATTGAGGTCTAGTTCAATGCCATTTTTAACATCTTTAAGAAGCCTTGCTGTATTACTGTTTCCTGCCGGACCACTTTGTTCGGAAATGGCCCCAGAAAAAGATTGCAGTACATTAATTAACTCAGAAGCTGGCTTTTCTTGTCCTTTGTATGTAGTAAAAAAGTCCTTAATTTTTGGCGGCAGTGAATCCATTTCTGGAATTTCACCTTTAACCTTGGCAGCCGCTTCACGTCCTTTTTCAAATGTTGTAATTAACCCACCTGTTTCCAACTGTTGGTATAAAGACTTTGCATACTCCTTTGACTTTTGAAATTCTGATTCAAGAGCATTACGAACAACTTTATTAACCTCTGTCTGCGCTCCTCTGCGAGATGAAATGTCTGCTTCGGCAGCATTTAGTGCATTAGCTATAAATGCGTTTGCTGATTCTGCTGTTTTAACTCCAGCCTCAACTAAATCCATTTCATTTTTTACAACCTCTTCAGCCTTCCGCATGATGTTGCCTGAAGCATTGTCACCTTGTTTTATCAGCCCATCGTGTGCTTCTTGAGCTTTAGCAAGCAGCTCTTGATTTTGTGCTTTAAAAACCTCCTGCGTCCTTGCTGGCGAAACAGCAGACGGTTCAAGTGTAACGTCAACCTTTTTAGCCAAAGCTTCTGCGCTGGCTTGGTCGATGTTTCTAAGCATAGATTCGCGGTTGCGTAGAGCCTGCTGAAGGCCAAGGAATCCTTCGTCGCCCACAACGTCGCCACTTAGCGGACGCACACCTTCGCCCGTGACTTCACCGGCTGCGGCAAGCTTGGCGACAGCAGCGTCCTTGTCGCTGACAAACCTGTCCATGACATTGCCAGCAGCCTGGCGGGCAGCGATCTCCTGCCTAGCCTTTGGATCAAACAACCTTTGACCAAACTTGGTTGGCTCAAGCACGGCGCCGGTGAGTGTGTCAAAGGCCAGTCGCTCAAGGTCAGGCAACTCGCCTTGTGCTGCACTGCCTGCAATTGACACCCCTGCGCCTACGCCTGCGCCGATGCCCGCGCTTTTAGCTAGTGCTTTACCGACTTGGATGTCACCGGCTAATGCTGCGCCTATCTTTGACACAGGAACCTTGGCTACCATAAACTGAGGCACAATTTCACCTGCAAGTCTTGAGTAACGAGTTCCTGCCGATGCAGTGTCAAAGTTGGCTTGAGCACGCTCCTCGGTTGACATTGGCATCATGCTTTCTTGCAAAGCTGAACCAGCAGCAGATCCTGCCATGCCGCCTGCAAACGTGCCCGCCAGCGGAATAGGAGCCATTGAGCCAATTGCGCCGCCGCCAATTGCGCCTAACGTTGGGATGATCGCCCGTGTTGCGCCTCGGTATGCAGCGCCAAGTGCGCTAGGCTGCATCTCCTGTTTGTAGGCGTTCCATGCCTGAGCAAACTCAGGATCTGTGTCTTCAGATGGCGTAAAGGTAGGTGAAAGCAAGCCCTCTGAGACAGCAGTGTCAAATATCTCTTTTGGCGTCTCTCCAAAGCCAGCAAGGTTAGTAACGCCAGTTGCCTTGGCAAACCCAGCCTGAAAGCCAGACTTAGGCATAGCAGCTTCCCGCTCGGCCTCAAAGTCACCAAGCAGCGAGATTAACTGTGCGTCACTTAACTGCGAAATGTCAGCCATATTACTTAGTCTTAAGAAGTCCCCTGCGTTCAGCTTCTCTGATCAAATCTTCCCTGCTAGATCCAACCGGGTTCTTTCTGCTGATCACCTGCATCTGCATTGCAGGATTGTATGCCTTTAATTTGTCAGCGTTAAATCCAAGTTGATTTGCAATTTCAGGATTAGTGCTTTGAGCAAAATTGTTATAATCAGAAATGTTTCTTCTGATCATTACATCATGCATATCCTGGACTTGTTTTTTGTAAAGATTAACGCCGTTCTTTACGGCATTTATGCCTTGAAATGTATCTTTACCCATCTCAAATAGGTTTGAAAGATTTACAAATGATGACTCAAGACTTGGCATAACACGCCGAGCTTCACCTTCTGACAAGGCATCTGGCGTATCACTCATCATCTGGTTATAAGTTTTACCTTGAGACAAAAGTTCTTTAGAGAAGTTAGCCAAATATGTGCGCTGTTTTTCTGGGTCTTTAGGCAAATTTGCAAATGTAGAGTCAATCAAATCAACAATCGACCTAGCGTCAGATGTTGTTTTAGATCTAAGCATTGCTCTTTGAGACAAGTCCTTAGACCGCTCAACCAATATCGGGTTTTGTTTAAAGAACGACTCTGGAGTTGGCGTCTCCTTTGGGATAAAGTCAATCTCGCTTTCCAGCGACTTACGCAAGTCATCGCGCATGTCCTTTGGTGCAGACAGCACAATCGAGTTAATCTGAGATGTAAGCATCCTTCTAGCGTCTTGCGCCTTTGCTGCCTTCCCAGCAAACTCGTCGAACGGGAACGACACGGGTGCAGCCTGCTGCTGTGGCTGCGCAGGTGTAGGCTCCGTGCTCAACACGGACACAGTGCCAGGGCCACCGGCAGGCTGTTCTTGCGGTGGAGTCTGTTGAAGGAACTGCGTGTCAGACGCCATCTGCCGCGCCTGTTTGGATGGCTTTTCTGGAAAAAGCTCTAGAAAGTAATCAGATAGTGATGCCATACGTTGTTGGACTACTGTGAAAACATGCCTCTGAATGACCCTAGGCTTGACCTAAATTCATCAATCTTGGCATTTACGCCTTTGTATCTCTCTTGCTCAGCTAAACGTTGTTTCCTCTGCTCCTCAAGCTGCGCATACTGTGGGCCAACGCCAACCATCGCACGATTCATTGCTCCACCCTGTTCTGCCTCAAGCTGCTGCATCTTGTAGTACTGCCCAATAGCCGGAGGCACGATCGTGTTGAAGAACATATTCTTCTCCGACGGCTTCATGTCAGCAGTCTGCGCAAGAAATTGACTGGCTTGATCCTTTGCGCTTATCACGCCTTCTGGGCCTTGCTTATCTTGAAAGAACATGTTCTGTACTAGTGGGTTCTTGAACAGGTTCTCATATGATTTATTTTGCGATTCAAGCTGCTTTTGCTCTTTTGCGTACCCAGCAACTGCACTAGCCGCTCCAGTGATGCCCTTGGCAATACTTTCCCCGAGTGCAGCGTAGCCCCGTCCTTCAATTTGGCCCACGTTGGCGTAAGCGTCAGCAATGCCCTGCCCCATTAGGCTCATCGCCTGTGGTGCTGGTGTGTTAAAGAGTTCACGAGGTCTTGCCATAAAATTTGGTTCTAGCTTCTAAACAGAGAGGACTGCCTTTCTCAAACCGCTGGCAGGCTTGCGGTCTATGCTCATAGATTGTACACGAAACTTCCTGCCCAACAATCCCCGAAAGCGCAATACAGCGAGTTCCAACGCACTTAAGCAGCGGTAGATCATCGCGGATGTATTCTTTGGGGATGTTAACTGCATCAGATCTATCCTTTCGCAGAATCGGCCAACTGGCCTTGTGGTTGCAACACGCTCCGCACTTTTGGCAATCCAGTTCGCATGTTACAGTATGGGCTGACTGGTTCTTCGTGGAGGACATGCTCATGCAAGTTCTCTACGTCGATCTTTAGCTTTGGGCAATGCACAAATGCAGATTCTCTACGATCAATGCAGCGGAAGCAGGCGTGGACGTAGTCGCTGTTCATGTGCTTATCCGGGCGTGACACAACGTCCGAGTCATACCTGTTCTGGTCGTACTTGACGTTGTTTGATGTGATGTACAGCGAAATATCTTCATCGTTCCATTCACGAAGCGGAAACCACATCTCTGTGCCGTTGCCTATAATCTTCATGTCCACCATTAGTGGAATCTGGCCAGTCAATGGGTCTTCATCACTGCTTTTATGTCCACAGAACAGTACATCAAAGTCGTTAACAACATTAGCCTTTGGCCTATGCAGCCACTCTTTGCCACATACCCAAGGCTTTGTTAAGTCCATCATTTCCGTTCCGCGCATGACTTTTAGCTGACCGGTTCCGAGTGAATACGTCTCACAAACGTCAATACGGTCATTCCCGTGTGTTAGCGCAATCGACGCAGGAACCCAGTCGTGAACTGTAAGTTTAAGCTCTTCCTGCACCTCATGGTGGTGCTTGTATTTGTGTGACAAGAAGGGCAGCTTAAAATGGATTACCTCGATGTCCGGTCTGAAGGTCAAACATAGATCCAACAGCACAGTAGAGTCCTTGCCGCCACTCCATAGGACAGCGGGACGCTTGGCCCGGCCAAGTGCCTTTTTAATCGTATCTATGGCGTGAACAGTATTCATTAAAGCGCCATGCCAGCTCCCATCAACAAACCGCCGCCGATTGCGCCCATTGCACCCATCTTACCTGCGCTTCTAGCTGCGTTGGCTTGAGCCGTTCCAGCAGCCAACTGCATCTGTGCGTTGTACGCACCGTAGATCGAGCCCATGCCAGTTTGTGACTCAGGGTTGAAGTACTGCGGACCAGCCTGCTGCTGACCCATCATCGCGTTCTGTGCGGCCTGACCGCCAAACGAACCGGCGTACATCGGCTGCTGGTAGAACGAAGTCAATGCAGGGGCGGACTGCTGCTGAAAGTAGCCACCCAAGCCTGTGCCAAGGGCCACAAGCTGCTGTTCCCGGGCCTGACGAGCGTTGTAGCGGTTGAGCACCTCAGCAAGGTTGGACTGTGAACCGAGGGCTGTTCCACGAGTTGCGTAGCCTGCGCGTGTCTGCTGCTCAATAGCGCGTTGTTCTTGGGGCGAGATGTTGGTCCCGTCAGCCTGTAAAGCGCCGAGCTTCTGTTGCGTATACTGCTGTAAAGCGCGGTTGATACCACCAACACCTTGAGCTTCTTGAAATGCTTGAACGTACCCCGGAGCACGCTGCTGCAAGCCGCGCAACTGCGCTGCCTGCTGACTCTTCATGTAATCCTCTTCTAGCTGCGAGTACGCAGGCTGAAGCTGTTGATACATGCTAATCTGACTCTGTGCAGCTTGCCTAGCAATCTGATCTTGTAAGGCCTGATATTTAGGCTGATAGATCTCCTCACTGGCATACACCTGCGGAGCAAGATCAATCTGCGCCTGCAAAATAGACCGCATCGACTCCTGATAATTCGGAGCTGGTGGTGCTTGTACAACTTGAGTTTTACCTCCGCCCATATAAAAGTCTTTCTAGTTTCCTTGGGGTTATTGGAATGGCATGATCATGTTTCCATGCCCACACTTGCGTGATTGGTGATTTGCGTTTAAAGAACTGGTTAAACATTTGAGCAACCGCTTCAGGTTCACTTGCCCATGCCATGTGGATCGTCCACAGGCCATCCTGCTTGCGCCACTTCCAATTAAAGTCGCTAACGCCCGGATGTGTAGTCGAGATGCCTGTGATGATGCCGTTGCGGCGAGCCACATAAATACTGTCATGGACACCATAAAAGCTGAGATATCCGTCAACGTCATCTCGGGAGACTTGTCCAAGAAGTTGAAGATGATTTCGGCATTGTTCATATAGTGTATCGACAAGTTGTTCCCAGTCTTGGACTGTCATTAGGTTTTGACGATAAACATCAGGGCTACGTTGCGGGGGCGGGTTTCAGTGCCAACGTTTACAGCAGATGGAACTTCGCTAGCATTTCTTTCCCCATCTCCTAAATGGTATGATCCATCAATTGTTCCATCTCCACTAAATGGCGTTGTTACATACTGGTATCCAGAAGGAGGAGTGTGCGTGTGCGGCTGGATGTCTTGGCCTTGAGAAGTCCGAATTCCGCGCCCCGGATCAACACCCTTCCCATTATCCCATCCACGGATAAACTCACCCCGCAAGTCAGGTAAGTTTGTACCATAAATTGCAATAAGGTTGGCATATCCAGCCGTGGACTGCCCCTTACACTCTAGCCAGCCAGACGGAGGTGTCGATCCACCCCACATCACAATTGCCCCTGGCAATGTTGCCGCTGCTGTTTTAGTATCAACATACCCCTTGCTGGCTGCTGTAGCGGAAGTTGCCGGACTGCTGTTATTCAGAATAAGCGGACCAGTCATGGTGCCACCTGTAAGCTGCACAAAAACGGCAGAAAACAACGTCCTTATACTTTCAAGCGTATATTTAAAAAGCGATCCTGTACGTTCAGCGATAACAAAATCGCCCACTTGTGGAGTGGATGAGTTTTGAGCTGAAATGGCACCGGGCAACAATACAGCCTGATCAACGTGGTCGTTGAGGTTGCCAGCAGTAACCTGCGAGTTCGCCGCTGGAAAGTCTGCGTAAGTTGTTCCCTTTTGAATTTGTTGAGCTGGCATAAGGTTATTCCTGCGAGATCATTGGTCTATTAGCGGCTATAGCATAAACAGCCGTACTTTTCAAGGATGGTCTTCCAACAACGAAATTTACAGTACAGGCAATCGACGTTCCTCGGGCTGCAATGCGTGGGCGCAACGTGCCATCCGTAGTGCCACTAAAACTGTATCTTAACACTGTTTCAGTAGAGTCTGGATCGTAAGTGGTTGCATCAATCTGCACAAAATCATTTTGTACGTTATTGAAGGTAAATTCTCCTCGGCTAAACCGTTTTTCAGAAGTTCCACCAAACGCATACTCTCTAGTCTTTATAGATGCAGGAATATGAATAAAGTTTTGAGTAGTAGCAATTGTGGATTCAGTCTTAACTGGCTCTCCATTTGGCTGAAGAGATGCAGGAAACAAGTTAAATGGCAATAATGGCGTTACATCAGATGTGTTAAACTCGTCGCCTTCAACTTGTTCTTCAGTTAAAAACACGCCACCATATTGAGTTGATCCAGCAAAGTTAGTGATAATCATTAACCTGCGCTGATTGATATACGCAGACAAGATAAAGTTGTCTTGGAACAACCCAGCAGGATAATAGTCAATTGATTCCCAGTTCTGGTTAAGCGTGTTGTAGACTAAAATCTTATCGTTCCTCGTCGCCGTGCCAGTAGGCATGGCAATGTAAAAGCGGTTATTGAAGTAAGTCGCAACTGAGTTTTGAACAGTGTCGTAGTTTACTGTGTCAAAGAAATCTGCGATTGGTTCACTGAGTGGCAGCGTGTTGCCCAACAGCTTCAGGTCAAGCTGAGGTGTTAGCATGTGTACACCGTTGGCAGACAAGAAAAAGACGAACTGGCCAGCAGACACAATTGAGCGTCTAGCTAGACATCCAATTTCAGTTGTCACTACCGTTGTGCTGCTCTGCGCCCCCGGCGGTGAATCAGTAGCGAAGTTGTCAGTCTCGACGTAGACAACATAAATACTTTTAGTCATAAAGACCAAGAACTGGTCCTGCACCCAAGGCAACACCCCTACAATCGAGTCATTTCCACCAGTGTTAATGATAAAGTTGTTGAGCGTCGTGTCGCACTGCTCACTTAAGATGTCGCTCACCAACATCTGGTAGTCGCCGTACTTGAGAATGAGCCTATTCTGGAAGTACAGCCCAAAGTCAGCGCAAGGCACAGACTCTGTAATTCCTGTAACTGTAGTTCCGTCTATCGTAAACTTCTGCTGTGCAAATGAAAGTGTTGCCTGCCCATCTTCCCATATTAGCGGCGGTTTGCCGCGTCGAGCTGTCCATCCCGATTGGTCAGTTTGAGCAATGTAAGTTGATGCCGTGTTGTTGGTGTACTGAAACGTAAACGTGGTTGGGCCAGTAACCGTGATGACGTAGCTGTTAGTAACCGCCTGCCCCGGACCATCACTGCCAACTGTGCGCCCGATAGTAACCTCGTCGTTGTTGGAATACCCGTGATTGCCAACAGTGGTGATTGTGATCGTCCCTGTGCCTCCAGCAGCAATACTTGGGTTTGACGCACTGGCTGCAAATGTCGTTTTATCGTACTTGCCTCGAAAGATGTAGACCTTATTCAATGCCGTGACTACGTCACAGATTCCGCCAACTGCAATCGTTCTGTTGGCAGGAAACAGAAATGCTTGGCTTAAATCTTCAGGATTTGAGCCTTGAGCAGGCTTGTATAAGTACATCCTGTCGGTGAATACCAGCACGATGTTGTCATGCCCCGCGTCGTCAACGTACAGGCCCGATCCAACCATCGTCAGGTCGATAAGATCATTATCCGTAAGACGCTTGGTTCCTTTACGAGGTTGGGCAATGCCGCGCTGCAAGCGAGTGTTAAAGCTGGCCTGTAGCATGCCGGGCTTCAAGTTGGCAGGATCAAGCCTACTGGCAAAGCCAATAAACATGTCGTCACCTTCAGCTTGAAGTTCTTCTGCCATTAGGAAATGAGCTTACTGAGCTTGTCTACAACCCGCTGGAGGTCGTCACGCAGTTCAACCATGCGCTCCATATGACCTTCATCCTCGCCTTCTTCTTCGCCTTCGTACTCCTCCTCTTCGCCGTAACCGCACTCGGAACAAGTGCCATCAGACTCCATTGGGGAATCGCATTCGGGACAGGAGCGGCTTTTGCCGCCCATAGGGCCACCAAGGATGGCCAGCATTGCATTCATTGACTTAGGCATAAGATTAGGCAATTAAGGATTTTTTGGCTTCTCTGCGAGCGCGCAGCTCAGCAAGAGAATAAGGAGTATCATACTCAAAATGAGGCGCATCGTAAATAGACTTGAAGTTGCCACCCCAGCGGAGCTTGTGCTTGGCGCAGAGCGTGGAGGCGTGCTTATGCATAAGGTCAGCGAGCTTTGCGTCAGCGGGTGTGCTGCCATCCATGTACACTTTACCCTTGAACACGCCACAGTCGATGGCAAGTCCGAAGTTGTGCATGCTGGATCCTGGCTTGGCATTAGTCACCTTTGGCCCTGGAGCCGTGCGCCCCTTGGCGTACAGCGCCGCTTGTTCTTCAAACGTCCTAGTTCCACAGATGACCTTGTAATCCAGTCCATTTTGAGCAACCAGTTCTTTAGCGTCTACGATGAACGCAATAAAGGCGTCCCTGACTTCAGGTGACAGCGTCGCTATGAACTTGGCTGACCGTTCGTCAATCATTTGTGTAACAGCTTGTATATCTTGGTCAGCGTATAAAAGATTGCGGCAATGCCACCCAGAATGCGAACTGTTTGCTCGATCTCGCTTAAAGACAATGCAATTGCGGCTACGTTTATGCCCAAAACAGAACCAATTTCTTTGAGATCGTCTAACATTTCACCGGGGCTTTCCATTGCATTACCTGTGTTGAGATTGTTTGGCGACAGAAGTGGCATCAATCAACTCCAGCTCAAGTTGCTGGTATCGGGAGTCTGAATGCCATTTCTGTGCCACCTCGGCAGTGTACGTCTGTCCAGCCTGAAGCTCAAGTATCTCCTTGCTGGGTGGATATAAGTATCTTGCTTGATCGCGTGAACTGGTAGCGCAACCTGTCAGCCAAAGCATCACGGCCATTGGCCCTAGCCTCAAGGATCTGAGTTTCGACATCATCGCAGTACTTGGCTATGTCACGCTCTAGCTCCCATGATGCCCGTTTAGCCTTGATCTCCAACCACAGGCGCAGGATTTGCAGTAGGTTTTGTATCATTGGACTCCTTGCGGATAACGTTGATTAGCCCGATAAGCGCCAGCCCAGTGGTCAGAATGGCCTCTTGCATCTCTGGGTGCAGCTTAATCCCGACTGCTGTAAGTAGCGCAAACACGCCGCGCCATGTGGATGGTTCTTTGATTCGCTCAAGTATGTATTTCATAATTACTTCTTCTTGGCTGTTTTGGCCGATTGTCTAAACGCCTTTGCGGTTGGCGCACCCTTCGATCCGGGCTTCCGCATACGCTCCTTGCTGCCAGCAGCGATACGCTCGCGCTTGGCGTGGATGTTGGAGTAGAGTCCTCGTTTCATAAAGTTAGCACTTCCAGCGTCTCATGCTTGCTCTAGCCCGTTCTGCCGGGCCTTTAGCCTTGGCGACTACACCTGCCATACGAGCGCAGAAGCTCTTCTTGCGGCCAGCGTCAGCTTTTGTCTTTGGGTTGGGAGCAGGAGCCTTTAAATTACTACCTGTGGCCCTGTTGTATTTGGCTCGACCTTTGGCGGTAAGCCCGGCGCCTTTAGACACAGGAAGCTTTTCGCCGCGACCAACTGCTAGGGATACGGATTTTCTTGGCATAAGGTTAGCGAGCTAGAGCGTACTTGCTGGGCACTTCTGCGAAGGCTGCAAAAATGTAGGTGACGCCGCTGGCGTTATTGCCTGTACTTAATGTTCTAAATTTAAATCCATTGCTAAGAACATCAATTAAATTAATTTCTGCTTCAAAATCTGAATCATTTGGACTTAAGTACTTATTAGCAACATTATTTGTGTTTCTTGAGGTGTCTAAAATTACCCAGCCAGCTGTTTCTGATGTGCTCTTATACATCACAAACCTTGGCCTAAACCCACAGGACACAAACGGCCCGTTAACGCTGCCATTCCCCGTGTAAGTGCCAAACTTGCTAAACCCTGCGATTTCGGCAAAGCAATAGGCAATGTAAGTAATACCAGAAGCATTTACATCCGTGGATGTTCCAACGCTAAATACACTCGATGTCGGAGCAGTGCTATTCCATACAGTAGCAGCAGCAGCCGCTGGGTTAGCAGAGTTAAGCTGAATGCTATTGGCAGCAGTGATCGACGTATGGCGTACCTGCCAATTGCTTGTAGCTCCAGTCTGTGACCGCTTGACGATAACCATCGCAGGAGCAACGCCTAGGTTGTGGGCAATTGTCGTGTTTGCGCCAGTGCCAGCATAGGACACAACATCCAATCCAGCGGTGACGCTTTCTTTCCACTGCCAAGCCACATACGAGTTTGCACTTGCATTCACAAGCGTTGTGTCCGTCCCAAGGCTAAAACCGTTATCAATAAAAGCAGTCAGCGTGTTTGCGTTGGTCGTTTCAGCGGTAGTTGTATTGGACGACAGGTACTTTGCAGTTCCACGCACAGAGTCGAACAACGCATGGCTTGTAGCAGCTGGCGTCCGTGACTTAATCCACACCAGATTCGGCTGGAACGACGCGCTATTCACCGCATTCGAGATTGACTGCACGCCAGCCGTGCCCGTGTACGTCGTAGCAGCCATGAAGTTGGCTCCGTTGACGATGGATGGTGTAGGCAGGTTTTGCGTGTTGAGTGCGCGGAA